CTTACAGTTTTCTCACCACCACAAGAGCACTTACAAACCCAGTATGTGTGTTTCCCTCTCCTGTCTGGTGATACTGCTGTAAGTCTCCCAAATACCTGCCCAGTCAAATCATCAAGCATAGCACCGCCTATAAAGTATTATTTATATTATACAATACTTTAAGGGTGGGGGCAACTACTTCAGACCCCTCTTTTTCAACTCTGCTTCAATGTCAACTAATTTCTGCTTTGATTTAAGCATTTTCTTTTTGAATGCCTTTCTCTCAGCATACATCTTTTCCATCAACTCTGGCATAAACCCTTTGACATCCTTCCTAAACATTGCACCATTGGCACAAACTGCATAGTCATTATACATCTCAAAGGTCACTGCTTCATCAAGGATCTTATTCACACTCACATTAGGATGCCTATTCTCTACCAGAGTCTCTGGGGAGATGTTGTACTGCATAATCAGGTGTGGGTATAGTGAGTTAAGGTCAAAAGAGACCACCCAATCATAAACACCTGGAACTGGTTCCTTCACATAGGCACCAGCAAACTTATCACTCTTATCACTATCATCCTTTTGAGGAATAACAATGTTCCTCTTCTTAAGGTAGTTATAGATGATAGTATCCCACAGCCTCACCTGGAACATTGGATCAACAAAGTTAACCTTTGCATCAAATGCCATTGTAACAACTAGTTCAATCAGGCGAAGTTTGTCTTCCAACCTATCAACCAGTTCCACGTCAATGATGTTGTAGTCTACAAACTTCTTCCAGTTGCCATTGTAGAACTCTTTGAAGGTGTCAAACTCAGAGTGGTCCAACTTCTTCTGACCAAGTTCTACCTGAGCAATGTAATCCAGTCGATATGACTCTTGGTTCACATAGGTAAACTTCTTATAGAGTTCAAGATAGTCAAGAGTGGTGATACCACCAATATCAAAGATCTTGTGCTCCCTGCCAGTGATAAATGCATTCTTTTGAGTGACAAGACCCCATGGTGAAAGATTCTTTTTCTGCCTTTCACCAAGAACCCTATCGACCCTGCCACAGATATAAGGAATGTCATACAGACGAACATTCCAACCTGTGATAACATCAGGCCAATCTTCCATCCAATAATTCACAAATGCCTGAAGCATATCTGCTTCTTCTTTGTGATAATGATAGGTCACATTTTCCTGAGAGGGAGTGTATGGTTTCCTCCCCCAAGTGGTGATCTTCTTTGTAGCATAGTCCTGAATAGAGATAGTCAACATCTCTTCAGAACAAGAATCTGGATCAGGGAATCCTTCTTCTGATGCAACCTCAATGTCAATAGTCACAAGTTTCATCTTCTTTACATCAAACTTGATCTCATCTTGAGGATAAGTATCAGAGATGTATTGATAGATGTACCTCTCATTGCCATAGATTTTGAATCCATCCACACCATCATATTTCTTGTAGAAGTCTCTACAATCTCTAACAGTGCCAGGTTGAATCTTCTCTACATATTCTCCTTCCAGTGTTCTGTATGGGGTTTCACTATTTGATTTTACAAAGAGGGTAGGACGATAATCATCCTTGTATTGAACCCTCCTACCATTTTCATAACCACGAACGAGGAACTTGTCCCCAACCATCTGAACATTGGTATAGAATTTCATTACTTCAGAAGGTCCTCATACTTTTCAATCAGTTTACTATTAGGGTCAGCAATAGTCAAAATCTTATCAGAGTGAATCATAAATGTATTTTGTCTGGTCACATTTACCAACCAAGGGTACAATGTGCCATCATCTTTAAGAACAAAGGGTTCAGTCAGTTTACAGTCTGGTTGACCCAAGTCTGTAGAGACTTCATCAATCTGCGTCAGAAGAATCAGATCGTTCGTCAGAACCAGAAGTTTCAAGTTTTCTATTTTCATAGTTTTCAACACCCTTCAAATACATTTCTTTTAATTTGTCTATGGGTTCAACTATAGTAACAACCCAATCAGCTACAACAGGAATAATTTCATCCTTACTCAATGGCATCCATGGAATAAGTTGCATCTTAAATGGAGCAGGGACACTTCCTTGATGTTCGGATTTTTCTCCAAACAAACTAACTCTACAAGGATTCCTGAAATAATAACCTACCAATTTTTCATTAACGATCATTTCTTGGAGTTCAGAAACAATATCTTCTCCAGATTTTAATGTTATTAGTTTTACATTCATTCTTCTACTTTACTCTCTTCCAATTTCTTGAGTGCTGCAATAAGTTCAGGAGTTTCTTCCCACTCCCAAATCTCTTCATGACCTTTACTGTCAATTCTCTTATGCTGCTTAGTTGCCATAAAAACTCCAGTTTTGAATATCATACCATAAAAAAAGGGGGGATGCAACTGAATTTTGCCAGTTGCTCCCCTGCGCCGACGATATTCGTTATTATTTAGAGATAATCTTTGCGGGAGTGGTGTTCTGGAACTACCTTTCCAAGTCTGACAACCAAGAGTCCGTCTTCAAAGGTGACTTCCCTGACTTCTGTGTCGTCGGATAAAGTCCACTCTCTTTGAAAACTTCTTTGAGCCAATCCCTTGTGGATAAACGTCTTGTCCTCTGGTTCGGATTTCTGTCCGGTGACATAAAGTTTTCCATACTCCGTGAAGACATTGACTTCCTCCTTTTTGAAACCTGCCAATGCAATCTCTAAAAGAGATTCCACATTATTTACTTGAATCAAATTGTAAGGTGGGTAATTTGTTACAGAATGATTGAGAACTCTGTCAAAATAATCATCCAGTCCAATGCTGTTCTTGGCAATCTTATCCATCAGGCTGGAGAGATCTGCCGCAGTATACCTTGCTAAGGTGTTCATTATGGTAGCTCCTTGTTAAAGCGAGTTTGTGTTGTGTGGACCCTTTCGGCATCCAATACTAATTATACAAGAAAGCATGAAAAAAGGGAGTGTAGAAAACCACACTCCCTTTTAGGGTGTTCCGACTTGTAGAGTGCCGCACGAATGGCACACACTATTTATTCAGCAGGTTCAGTTTTCCCCTTTTTACCAATATTATATTTCTGTTCCAGAGTCCACTCATTCTTATCCTTGTAAGGAAGAACTTTGATTTGATTCAAAGGAGCAATATTCAAAATACTCTCCTCATTTACAACAGCAATAAGACCCCAGTCAACCAGCAGTCTGGTGATTCTATTGCGTCTCTGAACATCATTAACTGTCAGGTTTGCATATTTGCCATCAAGGGCAAACAGTTCCTTGAAGTGAACAATATAGTACTTGCCTTGCTTATGCAGAATATGGCAAGATTGATAGAGCTTCTTCTCTTTCCTGGATGCTACCCCAATACGAGTCAGGGTCTCACGAACTTTGAGAAAGTCATCAGGTTCATTCAATCTTACCTCTACCATTTGATCTTGCGACCAATTAACCTGAGGTTCAACAGTTTGAGTCATTTTTTCCCACCAATGTCAAGTTTGTCCTTAATAAATTTAATTTGTTCAGGTGATAAAATTTTCAGTGCTTGGGATGCTTTTTCATTACTATAACCATAGTAAGACTTCACACACTCAATATCTGAGACTTTATCTTTTCTGATCCAGGGAGAGAATCTCTTCCTTTTTCTCAAGATATTTATATAAAATTCATATTGCATATCCTTATCTAAGAAATGATACTTGTTCATTTCATTAGCAAACAATACACAATCAAGATGACCAGACAAACACCTGTTGATAATAAATGGTGGGTATTCTTTTTTCACAGAAGGATCTTCTTGAATCAGATTCTTCTTTGTAAAGTTGATTGAATTCAACCAGTCCTTCAATTCCATATCAAAATACAGCAGTCACACTTACAACCTTTGCACCAGGATTACGTGCTAGAGCAACTTTCCTGGCATCCTGATAATCAACAGCAATCACTTCTTCTTTGAAGACAGTTCCTGCTTTATACAATGTTACCTGACACTTCATAATTAAACAATAACAACTCTTTTCTCTGCTTTTGTTCCCTCATATATTCACCCACTGACCTAAGAGTATAAGTAAGGTCAAACTCTGTTGCATTCCAATCCTTGAATCTGTCCTTTACCAGTTGATCAGAATTATAACTAACTAACTGATTAAGACTGCAAGCAGAGCAGTCAGCAGCAAACCTATCGTGATCAAATCCTTTGTGCATTGATCCCTTACGCCCATAGAGGTTATCCTTAATGTCATAAGGAGGATCAAGGTATACAAAAGCATTACCTTCACTACCAAGTAGGTAATCATAGGAGTAATTAGTTATACGCCATTTTTCAATGATTTTTGAATAACCAGGCAACTTATCAATTCCTCTCATAGTGAAGTTGTTCATTGATGCCATCTTAGAGAAAGAAGATGACTCAGTGAGACCAGAGAAGGAACACTTGTTGACAATATAAAAAGCAACTGCCCTATCAAAATTGCTGATGTCTTCATTATTGATAGATTCCTTTGACTTGAGAAACAACTCTCTTGCAGATTCTTCTGTCATATGAGATGTTTTCAATTCAGTAAGAGTATTCTTCATATCCACACCAAACATCTGGAGCTGCTGCCAGAAGTTGACCAGTGGTTCATAAAGGTCATTGACCCATACGTCCAGG